TGTGAGAGTACCTATGGGTAAAGTAATCATGCAATATAGTCTGAATGCCGATAAACAAAGGGATTTTGCTACATACGGATTTTCCATAGTGTGCATATCGGATATTCCACATGCCGTAGCCATGCTGCGTTCTCTGGCGCTGACTGAAATTAGTGTTTATGAGGTTGTAGTTTTTGTGTGGTGGCAAAGTTACGAAATAAAAATATAAATAACAATATTAACAATGAAAAATATGGATAATGAGTTTCTGGCTGCGAAGGAGGCAAGAATAAAGGTCTTTCATGACATTATCCTTGCGATTGCCGCTGAAAGGGAGCTTGACGCTACTGAAATATTCGATGCGGTAGCTATGGCAGTGGTTGACATTGCTCGTTTCTACGAGAAGAACGGTGGAAGTTCGGCTGACGATGTTGTGGCTGACTTCAAGAAAGGTCTTGACCACTACAGCAAGAGGGAGAACTATCGTGACATCTGGGATGAGGAAGACAAGGAGGACGGTGACGATGCAGCCGTATCTTCTGGCGACTGTAGTAATACTGCGCGTCCTGGACGTGTGGGTTCTGTTCTTGTCAATGTAAAGGATTATAGCTGATCTCCGTGAAAGACATTGTCCCGAAGTACAAGGGAGCGTAATCGGGCCTGCTATATGCGGCCTCCGTACAACGTAGGCAACGGGCACTGGTGCAGACGTGCGAGATGAAGGAAAACTCGGAACCACTGCACATTTCTTTTTATTAACGTATTTATAGAGAACAATGGAGACAATTTTATTGAAATATTTTCTGTGCATGATGGGCGTGATACAAGTAATAACCCTTATCGCCTATTTCTTTTGGCTGTTGCGCTATTTCTTTCGTACTTGGAGAAAGAAGAAGGCAAAGCAAAAGGAGGGATGTCAACAGCAGGAAAAACGTATATGGCTGCCGGAGCCGCCCGTGCTTCTCACTCGGAAAGAGCATCGCGAATATATGCTCAACCATATCGAGGACGGACGTTTTTACGCAATCTCGTCGCTCCGCAACTCCGATACTTGTATTTTATGCGCCAAGCGATACGATGCCGAAGAAGAACAGGTATATTGCTATGCTTACCTTTGGATAAGCGGAAAGGGGCATTATAATCTACACGTCATCGACCCTCGCGACACTTCCAAGTCATGCAAATTTCTTGGCGGCAAGTCACTGCGCATTGACTTCGACATCAACCCTCGCTGCGTTGTCTTTGAAGAAGAAGATATATCTTCGTTCATCAACGACCGCGACTACAACACTTTCGTGCAGAGCTTGCGGACGGCAGGGTTCGAATGGAAGATTGAAAAGAGCGAGGAGGACATGGTGGGCTCTCACAAATATATGTTGAAAGAAACAAGAATAAAATAACAAATACAACGAACAAATGAAAACAAAGAACATTATTACGGCATCCATACTGCTTGTGGTTGCCATCGTTATCGGCTCACTGGTAGCCACTTACTTCAGTTACAACAACCGCGAGATTGCGCTTCGCCAACAGGCAGAGGCACAGCGTGGGAAGATTGAGGGCGTTCACGACAAGATGTGGAAAATCATCCAGCAGAAGGCTCAGGTCACTGACGAGTACAAGCAGACCTTCGAGAAGATTTATCCGCAGCTCATTGCCGGACGCTACCAGAACGACCAGGGCACGATGATGAAGTGGATTAAGGAGAGCAACCCCAACTTCGACGTATCGCTCTATCGCGACCTCATGCAGGCCATCGAGATACAGCGCACCGAGTTTCAGACCTCTCAGGAACGTATGCTCAACATCGGACTGAGCGTATGGGTGGTGAGGAATGATTTTAGGAATTAACAAATGCAACAACAATGAGTAACTTAAAGATTTATGCCAAGACCATCAAGCCTGAAGCTCAAGAGGGTATTAGGCGTTTGGCGGTAAAGAATTTTCGTGAGGGGTGCAACAATCTGGCTAAGGTGGTGAACGAGCAGCTGTTTGACGGCTGTCGTGACTGGTACTGGGTTGGTGATGATGTCGGCGGTGTGTGTGATTTTGGGGACGCGGACTTTTTGAATGCTGAGGATATGGCGAGGATTGTGGAGAACGGCATGTCGTATGACGAGTATGCTGAATGGCGTGAATCTAATCTTGACCATGCGCGGTATATAAATCTGCGGTCGTGGATGAAGGGTGCAAGACATGAGACGTGTGGTACTGTGCAACCAGGTTGTGCTCCCTACGAGTATAAGACTAATGAGTCTTGTGACGGTCTGACACGGGTGATAGATAACGCACAGGATGTAGCGGTAATGCGCGACGTGCTGTTGCGGTTCATTAATTGGTTCAAGACAGACTTCAAGACGTTGCCGCTTATACTGGCAGACCCGTTTGCTGACGCAACGTGTAACAGTCTCACAGCGGCAATATACGCCTATATGTCCGATATTTCAAAGAAACGGGAACAGGAAAACAAAGACAAGGAGGAATAGCTTATGATTAAAAGAGAAGATATTAAGGTGGGGTTGAAGTTTTGTTTGCCTACAGCAGTTTCAGATAAACCTTCTATGGTTTGTATAAACGTCGAACTTTATGACGGCAAGATTCAAACTTTGGAGGAACACAACAATGTAGACTTCACGGTTGAAAGCGTTGATAAAATTTTTGACAGTGAATTATGCTACATTTCATACAACGACACTGATGGTGGATCTGTTATAGTCAATTTTCTTGTCGTGTCGTTAGAGTACATAATGAAGAATGGAGAAAAGACTATTAAAGAAAAACCTAAAGAAGAAAAGGCAGAGCAAGTGTCTCATCCGTCACACTATGCGTGGTTGAAGGATTTGTGCGGTGTCGAGCCGTTAGATATTTGCAGACACCTTGACTTTAATACGGGGAACGCTATCAAGTATCTCCTGCGCAAGGATAAGGTGGACGGCAATAAGACAAAGACCGAGAAGCGTATCGAGGACTTGCGTAAGGCAATATTCTATATTCAGGACGAAATAAACGAATTAAATGGAAGAAATTGTATTTAGGGGCAACGACAACCAGGCTCTGACGACAAGTGCGATTGTTGCGGAGAAGTTTGGTAAAGAACATAGTGATGTATTGAAAGCCATAAGAGCTTTGTTTACGACAGGGGAAAAATCACCTTTCGTTGAAAATCAGCAACTTACAAAGATGTTTGCTCTTGTGGAGGCTGAACAGCCAATGCCTGTTGGTGGTGGTGTAAAGAAGATACCCGTGTACGTTATGAACCGCGACGGTTTTACATTGCTGGCAATGGGTTTTACTGGAGCGAAGGCACTGGCTTTTAAATTGGAGTACATGAACGCCTTCAACGCTATGGAGCGGCAGATACGCCAGAGTTCAGGCGTTCCGCAGACGTTTGCCCAGGCTCTTATGCTTGCAGCGAAACAGCAGGAACAGATAGAAGCACAGCAAAAGCGGCTTGAGATGCAGCAGCCTAAAGTGGATTTCTTCGACGCAGTGGCAGAAAGCAAGACGGCTATTGACATTAAGGCGGTTGCGAATACCCTGCACTTCAAGAATATCGGGAGAAATAAGCTGTTTGAAATTCTGCGCAACAAAAAAATACTGATGGGGAACAACCTTCCGTATCAAAAGTATGTTGACTGCGGGTATTTCCGCACGATAGAACAGAAGTATACAACGTCTGACGGCGTAAAAATTAACATAAAGACACTCGTCTACCAAAAGGGTATGGGTTTAATTCGTAGAATCCTAAAGGATTCGGGTTATAAGCAGGCGGAGCAATGACTAAAGATTGGAATGGAAACGGCAAGAGCACCTTTATAACAATCGGTGCGAGCAACCATACGGACAAGGAGCGCGATAGGCATGACTTCTACGCCACCTCACCAGAGGCTATAGACAAGCTTGTAAGGAATTTTTCTTTGCCGAAGAAGATTTGGGAGTGCGCTTGCGGTAACGGATGCTTGTCGGAACGTCTTATTGAGTTCGGGCACAACGTTGTGAGTACCGACCTTATAGACCGGGGCTACGGTGGTGTGCAGGACTTCTTCAAGACAGACGCAATGCCCGACGGCTGCGAGTGCATACTGACCAACCCGCCCTACAAGTACGCATTGGAGTTTATAGAGCACGCTCTTACGCTGCTTCCCGAAGGAGGCTTGTGTGTGATGTTTCTCAAGACAACGTTCCTGGAGGGTCAGAAACGCTACGAGAGGCTTTATAAGAGTGCGCCGCCTAAGTACGTACTGCAATTCTCAAAGAGAGTGCTGTGCGCAAAGAACGGCAAGTTTGCCGCAATGCGTAATGGGGGGGGCAGTGCGGTCAGCTACGCATGGTTTATATGGGAGAAAGGATATAGTGGAGAAACAACCGTAAAATGGATATGAGCAAAAACAGATACCGCAACAAGATACCTCCGTTCACTCCAGACCCTGAGCACTGGATGAGGAAGTCGAGATCATGGAAGGCGAAGGTTGCCTACGAGACTGAGGACGAGGCCTGGGAGTACTTGAATCTTCATCCGAGGCTGATAAGTGAGGGAATGACGGCGTACAGGTGCAAGGTGTGCAACAAGTGGCATTGCGGGCACGAGAATGGCCATGTAGAACGCAGGTGTAAGAATTGTGTGATGTTTGCAGATGCAGACGAAGACAGTGCTCATTGCTGTCTTGCTTTTGATACTTATACGTTTGCGAAGGGTGATGATAAGGCGTGTGGTAGATTCAGGATGCGGAGCGTTAAATTTTAAAGATAAGATAAAGATGGGAAAAACATATATTGGAATAGACCCTGGCGCGAAGGGTTTTGTTGCCGTTATGTACGGTGACGGACGCAGGGAGTATTGCTCGATAGCGGATGGTGACTATTATCTGCTTGCGGGCTTCTTGGGCAAGGTGAAGTATGAGGCTACTGACGGGTGTGTATGCTGTATGGAGAGCATTCATGCCATCTTCGGTTCGTCGGCTAAGGCTACGTTCTCGTTTGGTGAGGTTTTCGGCGTGCTCCAGGGGCTTCTGATAGCGTTGAGGATACCTTATATGCTTGTGCCTCCGAAGACGTGGCAGAAGGAGATTTGGATAAGCGAGGATAAGGTGTACAAGAATGGTGGTGGCAAGAAAATGGTGGATAATAAAGGTACTTCAATAAACGCTGCGAAGAGGCTGTTTCCTTGTGAGGACTTGCGACGTACTGCTAAGTGTAAGAATGCTGACGACAACAAGTGCGACGCGTTGCTGATATGCGAATACGGAAGGAGAAGAGGTCTGTAGAAAGGGGTAGAAAGGTTGGTTGGGTAGGTGATGTAGGTGATGTAGGTGTGGTAGGTTTGGTAGGTTATTGTTTATTGTTTATTGTTAAAAAATAAGGATATGGAATTTGGAAAGAAGTTATATTGTGGCAATTTTGTGGTTACAAAGAAGTCGCGTAGCCTGAGCAAGCAGGAGTTGAAGGAGCTTCGCGACAAGGAAGGGATTCGTGAGGATGTCCGCAAGCACCTGACGCGAGGTTCACTGCCATACATGTGTGTTGAAACGGTCGGCGGCGGATGGAAAGTGGAGTTCGGTATCGGCACAACGATGTTCGAGGCGATTGACGCACTCAGCATGGTTCGTGACGAGAAGGGCGATTGGCGCACTCACGGAACGGAAGGCAAGAACGCAGAGGCTATCTTTACCGGCATGTTCGTTGACACTACCGTCGTCGGCGACGCGGAGTATCAGGCAGCAAAGATGAAAGCAATGACAGAGTACATTGATCGCACATCAAAGGCGAATATCGCCAAGGAGGACAGTCATGAATAGCAGAGAAGCGGCAAAACTATCGTTGAGGATGAAATCTGAAGCCGTTGATTTAGGTCTGTGCCAAAAATGGACGGAAGAGTGGGCTGACGGCACCTCAAAAGACGGGATGGTGGATAAGTTCGTCAGAGGCATTGACTTCTGTATCGAGCACAACTGGCCTTCGCCCAAAGTTATGAAACGTGATTTTGGTGATGTAATACACAATCATGGTGTGTATGTAGACGAGAATGTAGACGCACACAACCCGCCAATCGTGATACTGAACGGTGAATGTGTAGCCAACGTGACTTACACAGGAACAGCGACTGGAGAAGTGTATGTACGGCACCAGTCTGAAGCCAGGATAAGGGTGGAGGGTCTGACCCGCTGTTTCGTAAATCTTTATGACGAAGGCTCAGTGAGTATAGATTGTGATGACGGCTGTAAGGTGTTTGTGTACCAGTATGGCGGTTGTGTAAGAAAAGTGGCGGGAGATGTAACAATTAGAGACAAGAGAGATGAAGAGAAGTAACGGAGAGAATATAGACCAGCTGTTCGGCCAGCTATTGCAGTTGAGTGCAGAAGACAAGTATGACTTTGAAGAGTTCAGAGGTGACTGGGGTCGCTCTAACGGCGAGAAGTTCAACGATATGCTGTCGCGTTTCTGCCGTCAGATGCGAGAATTGGCAAAGAGCAGTCCGGTAAAATACATGTCAGGTTCTTACTATGTTTTTAACGGTAAGATATATGAGCGTGTTGACGACAATGTTGTGGAGCAGGCCTACCAGTTGCTCGTAGAGAAGCTGCGTATAGGCCCTATTATGAACAGGACCTCGATACGTAAGGAAGTTTTTATAAACACTATAAAGAACTATAATGTTCTTGTACCTCAGTTTGACGTTGTTGCGTTCAAGAACGGAGTGGTAGACTTCGGTTTGTCGAACAGCAATCCACGTGCCATGCCTTTTTCTCCTCATTATCATGTAACGTATTATCATCCGTATGATTTTGACCCGAAGGCGAAGTGTGTGCGGTGGACACACTTTCTTGAGGAAGTGCTGCCGGACAAGGCATCAAGAGAGATATTGCAGATGTTCTTGGGGTTAGGTCTTGTGCAGAGAGGTGATGCCTACAATCCATACGAGGGGAAGATGGTGAACAAGATAGAGTTGTGTCTGATGATGATAGGAGCCGGTGCAAACGGCAAGAGTGTGGTGTTTGAGGTGATGTGCGCCCTGTTTGGTTCGGAACACATCTCGAAGATGGACTATGCCGACCTGACCGCAGACGGAGACGAAGGAATGCGTGGCCGTTATCCTATCAGAAATGCCATATTCAACTGGTCGAGCGATTCGGACCCGAAGAAATTCGGCAAGAAGAACACTGGAATGTTCAAGCGAATCGTCTCTGGCGAGCCAGTGCCGTATAGAGGTTTAGGCGAGAACGTGATGTCTGCCGGCACTTTGCCTTATCTGATATTCAGTCTGAACGACCTTCCCTCGTCGGACGATGTGTCGTTGGGCATGATAAGACGTTTGCAGTACGTAAACTTTGAGGTGACAATACCGAGGGAGAAACAGGACCCACTGTTGGCTGCAAAGATAATAAAGAACGAGCTGCCTGGCGTGTTCAACTGGGTGCTTGAGGGCGAGAAGCTGTTGAGAAGACGCCAGTTTGTATTCCCGGAGGCAGAAGGCTCGAAAAAGCACAAGATAATGTCGTACTTGAAGACGTGCCCAGTGATGTCGTGGCTCATGGCTTACGGTGTGCGCCATGAGAGATGCGTGAACGGCGAGAAGCCTGTATGGATGCCGGCATCTACGCTGTATGAGAGCTTTGAGCAGTTCTGCTGTGACAACAACTTGGAGGCAAACGAGATACCCTCGATGAATCGTTTCAGCAGAACATTGTGGAATGACTGTCACTTCTCGAAGAAGAAGACTCCGAAGTGTATGGTATATGAGACATACGGTGTGACCGAAGAAGACCTGAAGGAGCACTTTATTATTGCCGAGATGAAGGGTGTAGAGTTTGGAGAAGAGATAGGATTTATCAAGGAAGACAGGAAGTAGTAACATTTAATAAATCAGATAGATATGGAGATAGAGAAATTTATTGAGACAGTAGAGGACAAGTCTATGCTTGAGTATGGTCTGCGAGTGCTGATGCAGGCTGCTGAGACAAAGAAGATGCCAGAAGAGGCATACATACCCACCTTTAACGACGAAATGCTTGAGGAGGCGTTTATGGCCGTATTGGAGAAGATAGTTAACAGTTAATGAAAAAGGTGCCTTCTTCGCAGAAGGCACCCTATACAATGTCAATTTAACATCATTATTTATTCGCTTTTTTCTTTTGGCATAACGCCATTCCGTTCTGATAAACAAGACAGGAATGGCAGTCGGTGGGGTAATTGACCGGCAAGTAGAAATGGACCACATTGTTCTCCTTGTCAATCTCGTCCTGCTTAATCTTGTTGTAATCGGCTTCGAGTGAAACGATTTTAAGCCAGTCGGGAGAGCCGTACTTAGCTTTCTTTTCGGCAATGACGAGCTTGCGCAGAATAGTCTCTTTGGACGTTTCGTGCGCCAGTTGGTCGGGAGACAGACCATCGGACTTGGCGTTGGCCTCGTCGCGCTTGCCTTGCAGTTCGGCAATGCGTCGCTGGACAGAGTCGAGAGCTTCGAGTTTGCCCATTTCCTTTAGTAGTTCGGCTTTGGGCCATGACAGTCCTTTTCCCTGGAACGCCACTGCCCAAGCGTCTATTTGTGCCCATCCGGCAGCTCTTAGGTCCGCATAGATGAGATAAGCGGCATCTGACATGCCGTACTTCTTTTGATTGTTGCGTGCTGCAATTGAAAGAGCGTATTCAGACATAATCTATTGTTGTTAAGTTATTGTATTGGTGTGATGCGATAAGCCTTTCCGGGTCTTACTGAGCCTACCTAAGCCTCTCTGAGCCTTTCTAAGCCTTTGGGGAGAGGTGGCTTGGCTATTGTTTTTGATAAATGAGTGTTACGTAGCATACGCAGCGAGGATGGAATGGCGGGAACGGGTCGCCGAACTTGTGTATATAGGCCGTTTCGTCGTCGCATACGGCGCACGGGAAGGAGCTGCCTCGATGCACCCTGAAACCTATAGCACCTGTCTCCTTTCCGTACTGCTGTTCTGCCCTACCCCACGCTACAGCCACCATCTGCTGCGCGTTTCTTATGATGTTTTGGTAGGCAGCATGGAAGACTCCCTTGCCGTATGAAGGCGTGGCGATGTTTACATCCTTCTTTCTTGCCTTCGTAATTACGGACGTGGTGTACGGGTCTTTATACCCAGTACGTATTGCGGACAGGATCTGCGAGTCGGTGTATTTCATCAATACTCCGGCCTTACACATACGCACCATGTCCTCTGCGAAGTTTTTCAGATAACTGGCAGTTCGCTCCATTGAAGTCTTGCCGAACACCTTTGACACAAGAAAGTCCTCCGTGCTCTCTGTGCTGATGTTCAGTATTGAGCACGCGGTCTTGGCACAGACAGCAATATCATTTTCTATTCCGTCGGCAACACCTAACGCAATGCGCTGTGATGCCGCAATAAACCCATTCTCGTTTGTCAGTGTCGCTCCTCTCCTGTATTTAGAAGCGAGCGACACTATCTCACGGGCAACCTTAAACAGCCGCTTCTGTATGCGCGACTCGCAGGCTATCTGTGCCTTTGTCCTATTAAGTGCGTATTCCGATGACTTCATAAATTATTTTTTAAGATACTTATCCCAGTTGTTGCGTCCAGGATAATTGCCGTTCTCGTCCCATTCCTTGTCAGACCTCTTCGGTCTGCCTTTCTTGCCGCGACCTGTGTTAACGTCGTTGCCGGACTGGTTTTTATTTATTTTTGCGAGAGCCTCCTCTTCCTCGATGTTGTTCTCGACCTGTGCCTCCTGACGTTGGATGTCGAGGAGCAAGTCCTGCTGGTCCTCCTCTTTCTGCTCGCGCATGATACGAGTAAACTCGTCGTTCTTCGAGAACTTGGAATTGCGTTCAGAAGCGGTCTGCTTCGAGAGGAACTTGTTCTGAACGGCAGTTGCAAGGTTCGTGATAAGCTCCGTGTCGTTCTGATGGATATAACTTTCAATCCAGGCATTGACCGGCAGCGCGACCATTGATGCCATGCAGTTATTCTCCGTTCCGATACCGAACTTCGTTATGCGTATCAGCTGGTCAAGGAACGGCTGCAATCTCTGTGCGTCGTTCATGGCAGCTTCGAGGGCAGGAGAATACAGGAGTTTGATTGCAACACCAGGCAGGTCTCCCGATTTGAGTTCGGGTGGCTTTACGGTAAACGAAAGCTCGTAGATAAGGTCGTAAGCCTTGTTGAGCTGTGTAGCGAAAGCGTTGGACGCATCCGTTCCGTTGATAAATTCCGCTTTACCGTCCGTGTCGGTAATCATAATGGTCTTTGCCGAGCCGTTGGTATCTCCCTTTATCTCAATCTCATCGCCCTCTCCTGTAAGCGTAAGTATCGGGAAGGCATACGCCTTGTTGTTCTCGCAGAGATACGAGAACGCTTCCTCGTAATCCTCGATATTGCGCTGCACGGCAGACCAGCAAGGTCCGTCCTCGTTACGGGCATACGCTACGGGAATGAACGGGAAGCCGTGCCGTTTCTCTTCGACGCAGGCATATTCGGACGCGCCGAAGATTGACGCAATCTTTCTGACCACGTTTTTCGCTGTGCCTCCCGACAAATCCTTCTTCAATCGGTAGAACTTATCCTTATCCCATGCTTCAACCCACTCGATGCGCTCCTCTCCTTCTTCGTCGTAGTCCACATACTTGCGTGCAAACGCAATCAGTTCGCCGGTAAGCGGGTCATATTTCGGAAACAGCGTGTCGCCACGATCGAACGAGAGAGTTCGCGTCCCGAATTTGCCGTCGCCATCGAAATAGCCTACAATGGCACAGTCTGCAACCTTCATATATGCGGATACCGCCTCGAAGAAGCGTATCTCCATATCGTGCATGAGCCAACCCTTCCTGTATTTCGTGAGCAACTCCTGTAGTTTCTCTTCGTTACCCTCTTCGGCTCCCTCCGCAATCTCGAACTGAATATCGTTGCCAGTCACATGAAGAACGTGCTTGGTGTAAATAACCTGCTGAAAAGCAAACGCGGTGCGCTGTATTTTCTGCACGCACCAAAGTCCCGTTTCCGGGTTCTTCTTCCAGATGTCGGGATATTGCTGCGGGTCGCAAATCCTGTGTCCTGACGGATAGAACTCGCGCAAGAAGTCCTGCTGTGTCTTGATGTTGCGATACAGCACATCCGCAGGCATACTGGGGTCTTCGTTCTCGGAAAACTCACGGTTGATAATTCCGTGTTTCATATAACCCTTCGGGGTTACTTCGTAAAACGGCTTTCGGACGAGCAGTTCCCGCACGTCCCTTACATTGTTCAAATCATCCATAGTCCTTTTACTTTTTTGTGTTTCTTTTTAGTTAAGCTGAAAATCATTATGTATAGCCATGACTCGAAGAAGTCGGGCGAGTGTCCTACATACCGTTTCGCCATCTTCTTTGGCAGCAGCTTGAAGCCTTTGTCGTCGCTGTTGTCATCGCGGCGCAGCATCTTTCTCTCCTTCTGCAAAATCTGACGCAGCGGCACTTTTTCAAACCCATCGCCCGAATACTTGCGCTCAAGCAGTGACGAATCTATCGAGATTTGCTTCTCCTTTATCATCTTGTAGAACAGGAAGGCGCATTGCGATTTAAGGTCTTTATACAGGAACCTGATGCCCTTTTCTTCCTGGTGTGTCATAGCTACAGGAGCAGCCTGGTTGTTAAACGGAACGGCATCCTTGAAGAATCCCTTGAAGTACTGTCCGATGCCCTGCATATCGTAAGTGAAGTTACGTTCTTCCACTCCCCACTCATGCAGCTTTGCCTGTACCGCAGATACGAGCGTTTGCGAGTCGAGGCGCATTACTACAAGGTCTTTGCAGTGCCATCCTTCCCACAGCCACATCACAAAGTTGTCGCCGCCAGTAAAGGCAATGTCGGCAGACGCACGCCGTACTCCATCTCCGACCTGTACGGCGTTGTCGAATATTTCTTCGAGGTCTGCCATTTTTATCATGTCGTCGCCAGCGGACTTCCAGTTCCAGTTGGCCTCCAGGTCACGCATACGCTGTTCCTCGTCCTGTTGTGCGAGGTTGGCGAGGTAAGAGGCATCGGTAGAGATGAGCTTGATGTTCTCCGATACATCGGCTCGAACAAACGTAACCGACTTGATGAACATCTCAAGCTTTGTGTATCCAAGTTCCTCGTAGCTCGGCTTCCATAGCTTGTCTATGATACCGCAGCATTGTTCGTAAACCTCCTCTCGCGTATCTCCCCAATAGATTGAGTCTGGAGTGTCACCATCCATAAAGCAGTATCTGATAACTCCGTCTCGCTCTGGTATGATATAGCCGTCTTCATCCACCCACCAGTCAATGAACTTGCGCACCCATGATTCCGGGTCAGGGTTGCAGGTAATCCAGAATCGGTTGCGGATGTGTGAGGCGTTACGGTTATTGGTCAAGAGATACTTGAATTTCTTGTATGGGCACTGAGTACCCTCGTCGATGCAGACATAGGCATACTGTCGTCCCTGGAATCGTGTCTTAAAATCCTGATAGGCTCCTGCGTAGTACGAGAATTTGAGCCATCCTCCGTTGTCGAAGTTCCAGGTCATATCATTTTGTGACTTATTGTAAGTTCCAAATTGGGAGAACAATTTATAAGAGTCTGTCACTAAGGACTGTAAGTCGTCTTTTTCGTTACGAAGAATTGTTGCGTGGAAATCAGGGTTCTTAATATCCTTCAAAACTTCCATGAGAGAGGAGAAGGACTTGGAATTGTGGGTAACGATGAAATCTTCGACTACGAACAGTGAGTCTGGGTTGTTTACGGCAATGCAGCAACAATTCCTCTTTCCGATTTTTCTGCAACTTACGATACGTCTTACAAGTTCCTTTTTCTTGTAATTGAACCTGACAGACCACTTCTTTTTCGCTGTCTTTTGCACATAACACACCGAGCCTAAACTATCAATCAGATACTTAAAGTCGGTAGCCTGTTTGGAAGTGCGGAATTTTTTATACCAATACTCACCGATCGTTCTTCCAGTATTATTGATAAGCCTTTCGAGTGTGCCCATTCTTTCGCTGATGGAAGCGAGTCCGTAATCTTCATCAAACTCCACGGGTTTAACACACGGAATGGTTATGTCGTATCCGTCGGCGATATATTTCTCTATCTCACAAGCGAGATGAGGCATACACCGCCTGTTTCCATCAATGTAAACATCCCAAATATGATCATCAGAGCAAGTTATCTTCGCTCCGTCGGATAGTGTAATCTCGTAGCAATCTCTGTTCGGATAAGTAAGACATCCTAAAACACAATGCCCTTTTCCGCCCGAGCCAATGACGGTATCTCCATATTTCATCTCTTTGATTTTAACAAAACCTTTGGATGTTAAAACCTTCGTATTTTCTTCGAGCGGACCGCCTCGCGAGCCTCCAACTATCTTGATATCAGCATCAATGGACAGCATACGCTCCTGTCCGCCACGCTGAGCTATAATCTTCAGCTTGTCGGGATGTTTCTTGTCTGCGTCTCTTAATGATTGGATATACTCTTGAGTGTAAACAGGCTCGCCGTTATCCAATTTTAACCCTGAAAAACAACTTTTCTGCATAAATATACGAATATTTATGCAAAAATACCGAAAAGATTTGGTTAATTGTATATTTATTCATATTTTTGTGAAATAAAAACGTATATTTATACATTATAGGTAGAAGAACTACCGAAAACCAACACAAAAACTTTTAGATATGACAGTAGAAGAACTGCTTTCATTGGTGAACAAGGAGGTTGATACCACCAAGTTCAGATCACTTAGCCAGAAGACCATTAACGAAGAACTTAATGATGTACTGGATGAATTTGGTGACGACGAGGCTGCTAACGCCAAGATAGTCACCAAGGTGGCAAACCGACTCAAGCGCATGGACGGCAATCTGCACAAGAATGTCTCTGACGAGATTAAAAAGAGCAGAGAGGAAGCCGAGCGCAAGAAGAAGGAAGAAGAGGAGCGCAGTAGAAAGGCAAAGGACGACGATGACAAGCCTGACGACAAGTATGACAAGCTGCTCGCGAAGCTTGAAGCTCTTGAAAAGGCAAACGAGGAGCGCGACAAGAAGGCGTCGAGAGCCGCTACAATCGAAGCGGTAAGAAAGGGCTTGAAGGATAAGTTTGACAAGGCAAAGCTCGAACTTAACGACTTCTTTCTTGACACTGCAATCTCCAAACTTGAAATTCCCGACAAGGATGCCGATGTAATCGACTTGGTTTCAAAGGCAGAGGGTATTTACACTACCGACTTCAAGCGCGCAACAGGCAACACCGCAATACCGCACAAGGGCAGCGGCTCTTCTTCTGGAGGCGGCAAGACAATCCGTGACGACGAGTGGGATGACATCATCGAACCTAAAAAGAAATAAACATTTTAATTTTTAAGGTAAAAAGTTATGGATAACAACAAGGATTACTACGGACAGATGATGGCGCAGGGTGCAGTCAATGCTACCGGTGCTGTAATCTTGCAGTCAGAAATGACTATCGGCGGCCAGCGTCATGTGTTTGTTGACCTGCCCGGCGCCGTTAAGGAAGCTTTCCGTCGCCCTCCGATTGGCGGTGTCCTGAAAAACCCGTTCCCCGGTCCTGCCAAGATTTATGCCGGCGACCTCATCGAGCACAGCCTTGGTTTTGCGGACAACAGCGGCGGTACAATCAAGGTACTCAAGAGCTACGAGGTAGCCAAGGCTACAGCGTCTGCAACCGAGACAGCCATCTACATTACACGCGACGGCTACCATCACATTCCGTTTGTGGGTGACAATATCATGGTTGCCCCGAAGGACTTCAAGACAAAGGGTAAGGGCGTGCTCGTCACTGCGGTTGAAGACGACGTGCAGGACGGCAAGGACGTTTGGAAGGTTACACTTGCGGAAACCCTCGGTACTCTTACCGCCGGTACGGTTCTCGTGGAGGCAGAAAAGGCAGGCGCAACCGTTTCTGCTATGGTTACTAACCCGAACTGCTTCGCTCCATGCGATGTTGACATGCCGTTCCACGCATTGACCGGCAGTGACAAGTTCTACGCTCCGCGCTATCTGAACGACTTCTGTCTGCTCGGTACAGACGTGGTTATGTGGAAGTCCCGCATGAGTCCAATTCCTCCGGCAGTAGAGGCGATGAACAAGAGCCGCTACGCAGAGTGGTGGTACGCAGAGAACTAATCGGAAAAACACACAACACAAAAACGAAAAGATATGCCAAAGTTTGATTTTAACAATTCCCGAAAGGCGCGTTTCTTCAGCGACCCAGAGAATACAAGATACTTGCAGAAGTTTATCGACAAGAAGGACATCTTTCACGTGAACTACGGCTGGTACCTCACACAGGGTCGTATTGCGCCTGACCTCACGCCAACAAACCACAAGGGCGTGGCTACATTCTCAGTGGAGGCATCCGCTTTGCGTGCTGCAACACTCGCGAACCTCCGTGCTCCGCTCGCAGGCTCGTTCCAGAAGGACAAGGGAGCGCTGTCAGTCTACTCTGCCACCATACCCGACTTCATTACGGACGGCTTCAAAGAGACAGCAGAGGAGCGCGACTACCGCGAGAAGCAGTTTGAGGAGTTCGGCAACGACCGCGACCTCGTTAAGCAGTGGCGTAACGACACACAGGACCTGATGGACTCCCTCGACATGACCATGAACTACATGGTAGCAAAGCTGGCTTCAACCGGCGAGCTTGATTATACAGGCATCGCTCGCGGTATTCAGATTCCGCTTCACAAGGTGCCAGTCCCGAAGGAGAATTTTAGAAAGTGCGGCAAGCTCGAATGGGCTAACGCAGACTGCAACATCCTCGAACAGATGCGCAAGATAGAGAGCGAGTGGCGCAAGGAGTTCGGTCAGAACAAGCTTGCCCTTGTATGGCAGATGACCTACGACACCTTCTACAACACCTTCCTCGCCAACAAGCAGATCAAGGAGCTGTACGTCAACTGGTGCAAGGCTCACTACGTTGCCTACGTTGAGGACTACGGCGTAAATACAGAGATGTTCCTCAAGGCATTCGCCGACATTCAAGGTATCTCACCGATTGAGATTGTTGACGAGGAGGAGCGCAACCTCAAGTTTGACGGTTCGATTGTCACGGTTAAGGGTTGGGACGACAATATCGTCGTTCTCCGTCCTGCCGGTTACGCTTTCGAGTACGAGCGCAAGCAGGTTGCCGACAAGCCGATGTTCGAGAAGTACGGCAACAAAATCGTTGAGAAGGTATTCGCACAGACAAATAACGGTCTCGGCTTGCTCTGTAACTCTACAATCGCCAACGGCGACTACCTGGAGTGGCATACCGACCTCATGTTTGCGGCGGTGCCTGCGATGCTCGACTTCCCGTACCGTTGGATTATCGACATCACCAAGAAGGGCGAAGGCGTAGCTTCCTAAACATACAGGCTATCCGTCCGCTTGCAGTTGTACGTCGGCTGCATTTGGACGGACGGCATAAACAATCTCCGAATTTAACGACAGAACAGGCATTATGGATAAAGACAACACAATCTTCATGCTGGAGGACGCGCTGTTCAGTAAGGTACGTTTCAGCATACCCGAAGATACGGTACGCACAATCCTTATGGAAAGAGCATTGGATGGGAATATGGCATACGCAGATGTCAATCCTGCCGATTTCCGCCTTGCCTATGCCGACATTCTCAAATGGATTGTTCTCGGCCCGAGCAAGATAAACAATACTTCCGACTCCGACAACGGATGGAGTCATACGGAAGGCGGTTTTGAAATGTCCGAGCGCGACCGCGCAGAACTCAAGGCGGAAGCCAACGCAATCTATGCGGAGCTTGAGCCGAGTTCGATGTTCAAGAAGAAGTCGTCGTTCAGAATAACCTCGCACGGTGTGAAGCGTGCCGACTTTTCGGCGTTCGGCTGTCCGCTTCCTCACATTATAAAATGATGATGTATGAGAAAGGCGAACATTAGAAACCCGAGATACCCCCACACGATAAAAATCGTTAGGGTGCTTGTCGGCAAGGCGGACGAGAACGACCCGTTTGCCGATGATGACGCAAAAGTTGGCGAGGATACGGAGATTGTAATCTATGAAGGCGAGGGCCGCAGCTATACCGATACGACCACCGAGGGCAACAAGAATGTTGACGAGAACAAGAGGAAGGCATCAATTCCAGTCAGATATGACGAATGGGATGCCGGCAGATGTCCTCTTGACGGCGATATGATTTACTCAACGGTTGGCAACAACACGGAGGTCGGAATGGTGAAGGACTGCGAGCCTGATAACAATAGGACTGTTGTTTATTGGGACTTTAGGAGGGTGTAAGGTATGGGAAGCTTAGCAGATGGATTTGCAATCATGGCAAAGAACGTGATAGGCAGGAAGACGACCGAGGCTATACTTGAAAAGCTATACTCTGTTGCTTTGGAGATGGTGCAGGTGTACGCAGGGACAAAAGACTACTACGATGTGACTGGTAACTTGCTGAACTCTTTTGCTGTGGGCGTGTATCACAATGGCAAGCTTGTAAGGATAGTAGACGCTAACGATGTAGGACGAGAACCGCCGACAAGAATGTCGCTTGCCAAGGGCGAAAAATATAACCTTTCGGCATATTATACTGGAGCACCCGTAATACATGTAATGCCAGACGGAAAGACAATATCAAGGCCATACCAAGGCGAATATGGAAGCGGCGGACAAGATGGCGTTAGCGCGGCTCACAGAAGTTTGCAGCAGAGACATCCTAAAAGCACCTACGCTCTGATCGCTGTAGTAGCGATGCAATACGCGAAGTTTGTGCAGAACAAGCGTAACCATGACGTGATGACAACTCTAAGAGACGAGATGCCCAGTATATTTGAAGGCAAAATTGTAACTATATGATAAGCATAAAGGCGCTATACAATGACGTTGGCAATGCTATGAAGGGCATTTGCGATAAGGTGTACGCGAAGAGCCGTCCAAAGGCTGTGAGCGACAGGCCTGGCAGCTATATCGTTGTGTATTTCCCTTCGAGCATTTTCAATAATGAGATGAACGGAGACGGAAGTTATAATGACTTTACGACTACAGTCCAGATTGAGGTGTATGTGAGGGATAAGGTGTCGGCAAGGAATCCGTCCGTTTTTGATACGATTACCGTTGACGAGAAGGTTGGTATGGTATTGAAAAGGTTCCCGATAGTAACGTCGAACCTTACCGTTACAAAACCGAGGGTGACGTTACAGACGGATGACGGTGACGGATTCTCGGTGGTGATAGTTCAGGGGCTGTTGAGAACGAGGTAAGATTTAGTTATTAATTAAAAAAATAGGATTATGGCAATGAAGAAAGTTGATGAGTTGAAGAAAATCTTTGTGGGCCCGAAGTCTGTGATGTACACCAGTAAGGTCGTTGACTTTGACGGCACATCGTTGGACGTGACCCCAGAGGCGGAGTTTCCGGTGAAGGTTGACTCTCTGAAGGCGACAATGGACGACCCTACGATTAATCACTACAAGATTATCGGTAAGGCAGGTGACTGGGCTACCACTTCGGAGCTTGGTGACTTCAACGTGGAGATGGTTGTTCCGACCAACGCCAAGGAGGCTCTTGTGATGATGTTTGGCGCTGACGCTGTAAAGGAAATCGCCAAACTGACGCTGAAGACCGGCAATACTGGCCTGGACGCTACTACTGGTTTTGGCGGTGTGGCTCTTGAGCAGACCAAGTACAAGATGACCGGTACTATCGTTATCGTTGACGAGACCGAGACCAATCTTATGGTCATCACCAATCTTGCGTTGTATGCGACCTTGCAGTATGACGAGCCTGGCAGCGCTCCAGTAGCGTTCAAGCTGAGCGGTTCGATTGAGGGCGCGGGCAAGAAGAGTGTTGCTTGGTTTAGCAAGAACGCGGGATAGGCATAGGTATAAGATTGTCGGATGGATAACTGAATGGAGCGAGGAGCGGTGGGCTGAACAGAAGGCTGCTGCCTCGCTTTTTTTTTAAGTGAAGAGTGAAAAGTTAAAAGTGAAGAATCCGATAGTGCTGATGGCAATGTAACTCAGGCACGGGAGAAATGGTAATTAAAAAATAAAGGATATGGATAATGAGAAAGTGGGACAGCCTTCTGAGGAGTTGCAGCGAGCGCTTGACCTGGTGCTTGAGGCTGAGCCTGAAAAGGTGGTGTTTATGGGTAAGAAGCGCAGTATCGGGTGGATGAAGAAGGGCACGATGAGGAAGTTTTCGCACGTGGTGGTGCAGGAGAAGAACGAGTGGAAACGTAATGTGAAGCTATGTGCTGTGGTGTTGCTGAACGGCTGCTTCAAGCTGAAGCTTCTGTACTGGGTGTACTGGCGTTGGCTGTACTACGTGAAGGATCCTGACGCTGTGGACGTGCTGAGGCTGGTGGATGCGGCTAAAAAAAAAATTCCCTTGGAAGCATTCTCTCTGATTACCATATTAGCGACCGTGATGACGGACTTGATGATGGGGATGACGAAGAAGGAAGCCGCAGCTATCCAAGCAGGACAAGCTGGGGCGCGACGTACTCTTTAGCGGAGAAGTTCGGATTTCTGTTTGAGAGGAAGTTTGGCGTGAGGGCATATGACTACTGGTGGGGCTATACTTCGGCTCAGATTGACCTGATGGTGGCTGACCAACCGTTGATTGTGTACAAGAAGGAGCCTAAGCGTAATGCTGACGGCAGCGTGAAGCATACAAAGGCGGAAATGGACAAGCTGTGGAACGACTGGCTGAAGAAGAAGGAAAGAGAGGGCAGCTTGGTAGGTAAGAAGATAAACTTGGGAGAGTATTTAAGTGAAAAGTGAAGAGTGAAGAATCCATGTGTACTGAGGGTGCGGTGGGGCACGTGGGGGAAAGGCAGATTTCTTGTTGAATTATAAACAATATAGTATATGGCAGATGGAAATGTAGGCAGCTTGTGGGTGAGCCTGGGCGTGAAGGATGAGATGACCAAGGCTCTTGAGAAGATAGTGAAGGGGATGAATGGTGTTGACGACGCAGCGAAGGCAGCGAGAAAACGCGGTGAGGAGCTGATGAAGAGTCTGGAGGGCGTCAATGAGGTTAATTTTGCCAGGGTATTTAGAGAGGCTAATGAGTATATTGCAAAGAACTCGAATGGAATTAATGGCGTTGCAAAAATCCTAAAAAGCCTTAACGGAAAAGACATCTTTACTGGAGAGATGTTTAAAGCTGGAAATATCACCAAGGCAGCAGAAGTGCTTAGAAAGGTTAATGCCGAGTTGACAGCAATGGCTCAAAAAGAAGATACAGCTGATGACGTTAAGATGTGGCGAACCAGGATTTCGAACGCCCTTGACTATATCAAGCTGCTTCAGGAAATTAACGCGCAGGAGAAGAGGGTGAATGGGGCTAAGGCGCTGAACCCGAATGTGGACACCAAGAGCTTGGATAATGCCAAGAAATCGTTGGAGGGCCTTAGGGGGGAGATGGTGAAACTGCTGCAAAGCGGTGGCGTTGACGACAGTAATGTGCTTGGTGGATTCAAGAAGCTGCTTGAGGTGGCGAAGAAGGATGCGCAGGATATTGTGGCTACCTTCAAGAAGGAGAATCCGCTGTCGCAGTTTAGTGGCGGTGCGGCGAAGGTGGAGGCTGACATTGCACGTGTAGGCGAGAAACTGGCGAGACTGAGGGACATGATGGCTGAGGGAGCAGGAAAGGGATATAAGACGGGAATGTTGGGGGACAGCATTGCGGAACTTGACAATATAATGGCACGCCTTAACGCAGCGAAACTGAGCCCGACGATGCTGACTGATGTATCGCAGATGAGAAACCTTATCTCGGACGTGCTCGTGGAGATGACGAAGGCTACAGTGGCTGAGAGTGCGTATAGACGGGAGAAGGGCAAGACGATAGCGGCGAACAAGGAGGCTGAGGCTGCTGAGAATCGGAATGTGGCTATTGTAGAAGCTGCTGTGCAGAGAAGAATACAGGCCCGGCAGATTGAGGCACAGAAGGCGGCTGAGGCAGAGAGGGAGGCGAACAGATATGCAGCGGAGAGTGTAAACAAAGCTATTGCTGCAAAACGCGAACAAAGAAGGCAGGAAGAGCGCGACAACAAGCAGAGATTGTCTGAGATAAAGGCAGCGGAAGCTCGTTATGACTCGCTTGGGAATAAGGTGAGGGCGTTGAGGGGTGAGTTTAGCCGTGGTGTGGCTTTGGGTGCGGACGTGAGCAAGACAGAGGCGGAGATACATCGTCTTATCGGTATCATGCGCTACCTTATGACGCTCAGAGGCGAGCTCGTGTCGGGTAATGCAGGGGCCCTTGGACGTTTGGGGAATATAGGCGCGGGACATGACACGACGCTTGCGGGAAGAGTGCTGCAAGACCAAAGGGTGATCAACGCGGCGCAGGAAAAGACGAACCGCGAGAAGGAGAAGAGCGTGGAGATAGAGCGGAAGCACCAGCAGGAGGTGGCGAAGACGGCGGCTAAGGTGAGGGGTGACCTGGCCAAGGCTTTTGAGCAGGCTAAGAACCATGCGAGCGGAATGAACTCGACGATGCAGGACTTGAAGTCGCTGTTTATGCAGGGCGGCATAGTGTTCGGTGCGCAGCAGTTTCTGATGAGCGTGATACAGACTGGCGGTGAGCTGGAGAAGCAGCATATCGCCTTGCAGAGCATATTGGGCGACATGCAGAACGCGAACACCATGTTTGGGCAGGTGAAGGAGCTTGCGCTGAACTCTCCATTCACCTTCTCGGAGCTGAATAAAGACGTGAAGCAGTTGGCTGCGTACGGTGTGGAGTATAACGATTTGTACGACACGACGAAGCGACTGGCGGACATGGCGTCAGGTCTTGGCGTGAGCTTCGAGCGCATAGCGTTGGCTTTCGGACAGGTGCAGGCTCGCGGATGGCTTGACGGCAAGGAGTTGAGACAGATTGCGTATGCAGGTATTCCATTGCTTGACAAGCTGTCGGACTACTACTCTAAGAGGGAGGGTAGGAATATAAGTACAAGTGAGATAAAGACGCGCATATCGGGCCGTGGCGTTGACTTCGAGGATGTGAAGAACATCTTCTGGGAGATGACGGATGCGGGCGGACAGTTCTACAATATGCAGCAGGTGCTTAGCGAGACGCTGCTTGGCCGATACAACAAGCTGAAGGACGCTTGGGAAATCATGCTGAGTGACTTTGCGAGCGGCAACAATGTTGTGGGTAAGGGACTGAAGGGTATCATAGACCTCGTGACAGAGCTTGTGCAGTCGCTGCATACGTTGGCTCCTGTTGTGGCGGCTGCTTTTGCGGGCCCTATGCTGCGCAGAATGCAGACAATGCTTGGCGGTGGGCTTGACAAGTCATTGCTTGGCGTAAAGGGACAGATGGCAAATGAGCTGTCGCGCAGAGCGATGGAGGGGCAGGAACTGAACGACGTTGAGCGCAAGATTCTACAGACCAAGAACCAGATAACCGGTGTGGAAATACGCAACCTTGCCAAGGCCAACGCTCTGACCCAGACTGAATTGAAACGTCTGTATGTGACTGGCAAAATAACTAAGCAGATGTACCTGCAAGGAATGGCATTGGCGAAGCAGAACGCCCAGACGAAGAGCCAGAGTATGTGGGGCATGCTGAGCAGCTGGGGAAGCGGAGCGAAATGGGGAGCCTTAGGGGGTCTGATAGGCGGAGGCTTGAAGAGTCTGGCCTCGTCGGTACTTGGCTTTTTCGGTGGTCTGCCAGGAATCGCAATCAGTGCAGGATTGTCGATATTTGCCTGGTACGAGCAGAAGAATTCCGAGCTGAACCAAAAGATGAACCAGACGTCGGACGAACTGAAGGACAGGGCCAAGCAGATTGGTGAATTCTTGCGTGACAACAATGTGGACAAGACGATTGCCGGTGGTGACGAGAAGGAAATAAGCAACATGATAGACGCTTACAAGGACAAGATAAGAGAAATCAGTCCGTTGAGTGCCGACATGTTTGTGATGAAGGCAGACGAGAAGGAAAGCCATGAAGAACGACTGCGCTATCTTGCAGACCAGCTGAAGCTGTTGCAGGATTCGAACAAGGTGGCACAGGAGAAACTGAATGACGTGAGCATCTACAAGTCTGCCGACATGAGCAAGGCCCGCAAGGCTGCTGAAGACATGGTGAACGCGGCTGTGCGTACACGTATGTATAACGCGACGAAGACGGATTTTGATGAATACAAGGACGCCAAGAAGAGTTTTGACGAATATGTGGAGGGGCAGAAGCAGTTCTATTTAAGAACATTCCCTGCCCTGCTTAATTCTCCTCAGCAGCAAGAGGCGTACAAGGCCATGCGCGACAACATGTTAGCAGGAAGCGGTGCGACCGAGGAACAGGCTCGTGCCATACGTTCGGCACTGGACACTGCGTTGGGGCTGAAGGACAACACTGTAGAGAAAGCCTTTTCGGAGAAGCTTCTGGAAATGGTGGACAAGAGTTTCCCGGAGATTGGCAACCGTATAAGAGCGCATAAGGAACTTGACGAGGAAAGCAAGAAGAAGGTGACAAACCTTATGAACGGTGCAAAGGCTCAGCTACAGATAGAATATCCGTATTGGGAAGCGAGCCTGCAAAATATGCTGAAGGCGTCAAACTTTGAGGCTGTTATCAGACTGACTTATCAGAACGCTACTCCGCTGAGCGACCTTGAGGGCCAGGTGTACAACAATATGATACCTGGAATGCTTTCTACGGGTTCGGACGAATGGAAGAAGCAAAGCAAGCTGTATGGCGTATTGAAGCCGTTCCTGAAAGGCGTGAATGACTATGTCACTGCCACAAACAATGCAAAGTCGGAGCTTGACAAACGTTTTGGCGAGATGGCCCGTAGGGGCGAAATGCTCAAAAAGGGCAAGATGACGCAGGGTCAATATGACGAGTCAAAAAAGGCATACGAGGACTTGAAAAAGGCAGTAAAGGATGGTCTTGGCTATGAGTATGTCCCCACAGACAAAAAGGGCAGCGCAAAGGGAGGCAGAAAGGGTAGCCGCGACAAGGACGAGGAACTGGAGGAGCTGAAAAGACAGCTTGAGGACTTCAAGGCCGCGAGACAGGCATATCAAAAGCTGCGGAACGAGGCTGGTATGAACAAGCAGAGAGCCAAGAACGAGGTGGTAGGTCTGTACAAGGACTTGGACTGGAAGAAGATAAATCTTGACGACTATCTGGGCAGCCTGGAGAGACTGAAGGAGGGTTTTGACTTCGGCAAGAGTAAGGAAAGACAGAAGTTCAGAACACAGATAGACAGGGAGCGTTTTGACTGGAAGCTGTCGGAACAGATGAAGCCTGAATGGGAGCGCGTGGCTGCCAACTTCAAGGAGGCACTGGAGAAGGGCGTGAGACAGGCTGACCTGGAGAAGGAACTTTACGAGAAGACGGGCAACAAGGGTTTTGCCTCATTGGCCTGGAAGGACGGTGCTGTATGGACAGAGCAGGCAAGACGCATGGCAGATGACTTCAAGAAGAGATTCGGTGAAGACGTAGACCTCGGGCTGACTGATGCTGACGCTAAGGCACACTTCAAGGACGTGCCGCTCGCCTATGACGCATGGAGCAAGATTGTACAGATAGTGAAGGACGGCTACGTGAAAAGCCTACAGCAGGCGGCGGACATAATGGAGAAGACTGCGACGACGGAAGAAAAGGTGAGGGCTGCAAGCGCCAAGTATGAAATTCCCATTCGACAGGCGGAGGATTCGGGAAACAGAAGTCTGGCAGAGCGTTACCGCCAGACGAGAGACAAGGAGACAGGACAGATAAGGAGCGAAGCCTTCAAGCAGAGCGAGGACTATCTGGCCTTCTACGAGGCGATCATGACGATGGGTATGGGCAAGGCAGAGGAAGTGGCAAAGCTGATACGCGAGCAGCTGAACCAGGCTCTGAAGGACGGAAGCATCGACGCAAGAGAGTATGCGAAGCAGATAGCACAGGTGGAGCAACAGCTTGACAAGCTCGGAAGCGGACGTAAAACATTGTGGAACAGCGGTTTTGCAGGACTCGCTGAAGGAAAGATAGAGCGCGGTGAGGCACAGCGCAACCTCGGCAGCATAAAAATGGGTGAAGGCGAGCGTCTGATAAGAGAGGGCAAGATAGACGGCGACACCCAGAAGGTGCTGAAGGGCGAGGGGCTGAAAATGGCAGGCAAGGTGCTGTTTGACGCTGGCGACAAGCTGTATCTTGCAGGCAGGGAGATGAAGAAAGACTGGGAAGGTGCTGTAAAGACCGTGGACAAGACAGACAACGTGGCTCAGGGCCTGAACAACGCATTTAATGACGTGAGGGACACGATGGGTGCTTTGGGATTTGACACGGAGAGCGACGGATGGCAGGACGCTGCTGCCGTAATGGGCTCGCTGAGCGGTGTTTCGAGCAGTATATCGGGCATTGTGAAGAGCGCCGCCACGGGTGACATCGGCGGTGTGATACAGGGTGCTGTAGGTGTTTTCACGAGTCCGATAAAAGCTTTTGCCGCGGCTCACGACGCTAAGCTTGACAGACAGATAAAACTGGCAGAGCGAAGCATAACTGAACTGGAGCGCATGCGCAGCAACGTGAAGAGCATACTTGAAAACACGCTTGGCGGCGTGTACACGTATGAGATGGACAAGGACACGAAGGCTACGCTGTCGAGAGTGGCGAAGGACTACAGTGACGGCAAGAAGACCCAGGAGCTGCTGAGAACGGCTCTTGGCGGTGCCAACGTACGGAGCCGAAGCGTATATAGCGAGGAAACGTATAAGGCTGCTCAGGAATCGCTTGCTGACCCGACGAACGCCTACAAGGCGCAGTATGCGTCGCTGATGGCCCAGAAGGACGAGCTTCAGAAGCAGATGAACGCCGAGAGCAGCAAGAAGAAGAAGGACAAGGACAAGATAGCGGACTACAAGCAGCAGCAGATTGAGCTGGAAATGACCTTGAAAAACTTCTCGACGAGTTTTCTGAAAGACATCTACGGCGTGGACATGAAGAGTTGGGCGAGTCAGCTGACGGATGCCGTTGTGAGCGCTTGGGAGAAGGGCGAGGACGCTATTGACGCCTACAAGAAGAAGGCAAGGGAGATGGTGAAGGACCTGACGAAGAACATCCTTTCGCAGAAGATTATGGAGGCTGCGCTGAAGAAACCTCTGGACAGTCTGACGGACATTATCGAGAAGAAGGGCAAACTGGAGGATACGGACTTGCCCCAGCTGCTTGACGGTCTGAACACGGCCGGGGAGAACGCCACGTACAACATCACAAAGATACTGGACGGGCTGAAGGCGCAGGGTTATGACTTCACTGCTTCGGGCAGCGGTGGCAGCACGACGAACTCGATAAAGAATGTGACAGAGGAGACGGCAGGCCTGCTTGCGAGCTACATGAACCAGATTAGACAGGACTGTAGCGTGAACAGGGCCAACGTGAAGACCATCGCTGAGCTGATGAAAAACCAGTTGCCAGAGCTGGGACAGATACAGAAGGCTCAGCTGGGACAGATGACACAGCTGGTGAGTCTTGCAGAGGCACGTAACGAGAAACTTGACAAGATGATGGACTGGATGACGGCCGTGACGACGAGCGGACGGAAGAAGGTGAATGTCAGTTAAGTGAAAAGTGGAGAAAAGTGTGGAAGCGGAGGATTAAAGTGAATAAATATGCGAATATCTTGCATAATTATTCACTTTTTTGTATTTTTGGAGAAAATATACTTAAAGTAAAGATTTTATGGATTACTACAAGGTGCTGATACAGAAAGAGGACATGACTGGAGGTGTTGCGGCTGCGGTGAAGGACACTGTAGCGGACTTCGGCGTGTGGTGTCAGAGCATGCCGTTTGACGTTGGGATGGAAGTGAAGGAGCCTGTGACACGAGACTGGAAGGATGAGGACGGCGAAGACTCTTATGTAGGCAAGAGCGTGATGATAGCGGCTTACGATATGACTGTGAAATGGGTGGTGAAAGGCGCACCAGGAACGTGCAAGGAGAAGGCTAAGACGTTCTTGAATTATCTGAGCGGCAGGGACGGCAGCGGTGCGAAGATGAAGATATGGTGTGAATGGACTGGTATAGGCAGGCAGCACGTAAGAATGAAAAAAGTGAACGACGAGGCTGTGCTTGACAGGATGGCCAACGTGGAGGTGGTGACGTTTGATACGGTGATGAGAGTGGAAGACCCGGTGACCGAGGTAGTTATTAATGTTTAGTTATTATGTTGAAGATATATCATAAGGACGGGAGCGTCATTGCAGACAGAAGCGGCAGAGACGTAAATGTACATTCGCTGACTTATAGCGGCGAATGGATGGGTGAGTGTGCCGTGACTACAGACATAGAGAGCGCTGCGCCTATTGACTTTGCTATAGGCGACACGCTAACATACAGAGGCGAAACATTCACACTGAACTACGACCCTGGCAAGACGAAGCAGGGACGTAGGGACGTGGTTGGGAACGCCTTCAAATACGACGCTGTGAAATGGAGCGCCCAGTCGGACGAGATGGCTCAGGCTGACTTTCTGGATGTGGTATTGGCCAGCAGGAACGACCTGCACTACACTGCCCTACCCTCCTTCAGTTTTTACGTAGACTCGATCGACGACCTGCTTGACCGTCTACAGGCCAACATGGACGAGCAGACTGTGGCAGGTAAATGGAAGTTCTATTCGAGGAACTGGGCGCGAAGCCAGCAGCGCGGCTGCACGAAAGCCAGATGGGAAGAGGTGTATGGCGGCAAGGCTCTGGATGACGGTAGCCAGACTGGCGTTGAAGACAACGTGATAACCTCGACGAGCATAAGCATACAGAAGCAGTCGGTATGGGAAGGACTGGCACTGGTGAACTCGCAGTTTGACGTGAACTTCATTGTGAGGAACAATGAGGTGTTTGTGGGAACGGCGGGACTACCGACACGCAATGTCTTCAAATACGGCAAGGGGAACGGCCTGTATGAGATTGAAGAGAATGCGGATTCGGACCAGAAGATTGTGACAAGGCTGCGTGCCTACGGTTCGGAAAAGAACCTTCCGACACGATACTACTCCACACTGAACATGGAGGTGTGGATGAACGGGAAGAATCTGCTTCGCGGTGACAACAACGGGACGTACAGGGTGAAGGTGGAGACCGACTTGGGCATATCGGGCCTGTCGGGATATTTCCGTACTGTGATAGACGGCAGGCCAGGAGAGTATGCCGTGAAGGTGAAGGTGGACGGGAAGGAACTGGACGGTGTGATGAAGGAGAGCGGTCTGAGTTTCTGGCAGGACAGCTGTATGCTGCAAGTGGATAGCAGCAGCACTCAAAGCAAGGAGACGTTGACGGCTATGGCGGACGCTATAGGCAATGGAGCCAAGATATACGTAGTGAGCGGTGCGAACAAGGCTAATTTCCCCGATGACCACAAGGCATATACAACAGAGAATCTGCCAAACAACATGGCGTGCGAGAGGCTTATGTTGCCGGGATTTCCGAACGAGAGCCTGGCGGACTGGTGGGCGCGTCAGACCGTGGCTACGAAGAAGCGTCTGAATCCGACTGGTGCCGTACTGCGCTTTTCCGGGCAGAAGGACAGACCTTGGATAGAATCTGCCGAGGCTGACACGGTAGGGCAGAAGTCGGGCAGTGTGTATTTTGACACAGAGGACACGAAGAACAAGATAGACGAGATATATCCGACTCTGGAAGAAATGACGGTGGGCGGCGTGAGAGTGGACGAGATATACAAGGGTTCGGAGATAACGGACAACGGCGTTTTCAAGGAGGGACAGGACATTCCGGGATTTACTATAGAACTGCGACCGGAACTGGACATAGACATAAACGAGCTGAGAGGAAGCGACTTTACGGTGGTGATGAAGGACGGCATGTGTGCCGGACGCCCGTTCAAGGTTGGCGGCAGCGTGAAGGAAAACGGCCGATGGAAGCTGACGATGCAGCGTATGGAAGACGGGGGTCTGTACTATCCGTACAAGGACTTTCAGATAAATGCCGGTGACCACTTTGTGCTGACCGGCATAGAGATGCCGAAGCAGTATGTTGAGGCGGCATCGGAGAAGCTGCTGCAATATGCAATAACATGGCTGTTGGCTAACGACCACACGCGCAAGACTTACTCGCCCAAGGTGGACGAGATATTCATGGCTCGTCAGCACGACGAGGCTATGGCTGACACGACCAATGCGACAAGAAGCTTGCACGACACGCTGAAAGAAGGCGACATGATGCGTATCTATGACGAGGATCTTGGCATAGATGCCGATGTCACTATAGACAGCTTGACGATAAAGGAAGAGGGAGGCAGGATACCTACCTACGAGATTACGCTGAGGGACGACAAGGAGGTTGGCACGCTACAGAAGATACAGGAACAGATTACGGCTATCGCCAACGGTAACGGAGGAGGTGGCGGAGGAGGAGTAACAGCCGCACAAGTAAAGGAGTACGTGGCAAGTGAGGGCGGAAAGTATTTTCTCTCGAAGGTGAAGGAGGACACGGCACAGAAGGCTATCACCTTTAAGGAGGGTCTGAAAGTCGGTGATGGCAGCAAGGGCATTGATGCGGAGGGTAATGCAGTGTTGGGCAACGCTGTGCTGCGACGTATCGTGTCACTGGGCTATAACGGGGCGACACAGCAGGGGTTTGGCATCGTAGACCGTGGCGACGGCAAGTATAGGCTTGACATTCACGAACTACAGGTGTGGGGCAAGGCTATTTTCCAAGAGTTAGAGGTGAGGAAGCTGTCGTATGCCGGTGGCAATGTGTACCTGAGCGGTTCGGGCGGCAAGATATTCAAGACTGAGGAGCTGTATGAGGCAGGCGTGCTGAAAGGCTGGCGCTGCTGGCTGCTGGCCGACGACGGCACTACGGCTACGCAGAACTTGTGGCGTGTGGGCGACCAGGCCCGCTGCCAGACGTTCGGGCTTGCCAACAAGCAGAAGCCGACGCGCTCGTGGTGGCGACTGGTGACGGCTGTGAGCGATGAGAATGTGGCGCTGACTGACGAGGAAGGCAATGTGCTGTATGACGGCAAGAAGTTCGGGTGGATAGAGATAGCCAAGGACAACTGCGAGCTGGGCAGCGACGTGCCGATGGCTGGCGACACAATTGTGCTTGACGGCAATCAGAATCCTAACGAGCGTGACCGCCAGGGCGTGATGATACTGGAGACGACGGGGCCTGGCACTCCTCGTATTGTGGCGTATAAGGGTGTTTTGGGATATTCGCATGAGGGCTGCGAGGTGTTCTATGTTTCGCCTGATGGCTGTAAGTTTGTGTCTACGTCGTTTGAGTGGGTGTCGCCTACTGGTGACACGATACACATTGTGAACTACAGAGGCGAGTGGCAGAATGGTGTGAGCTACAGCTATTATGACCAGGTTTCGCATAATAACGGTGTGTGGCTGTGTACTAACAGCGAGGGCAGCACTACGGAGCCTAAGGAGGGCAACGCCGACTGGCAGCTGGTGATGAAGGCGGAGAAGGGCGAGAAGGGTGATACTGGCGACCGTGGCCCTCAGGGAGCGCGAGGCGAGCCAGGAGCGGACGGACAACCTGGAGCGCAAGGCAAACCAGGTAAGGACGGTGAGAGCGCTATTGTTGCGTTATGGAATCCTAATCCTCTCGTACTCTCTACTAAACGGGACAGCGACGGCAATGTATCTGCTGTGATAGATTCGGACAGTGTAGCACGGGTGAAATTTAGTCGTGACGGTGAGGACTGGGGTATGAGTCATATTCTCGGCTACCCTTCCGCGCAACCGAGAGGTTGTGACGCGGTAGTGGGAGCAGACAACGATGGTTTTTACGTCCGTATCAAGAGTGTCTTTCAACATACTGTCACGGCATCTGACGGCACGACCATTCTGGTGCCAGTGACTACTGCGAGTGTCACTTTAGCTGCGAGGTATAAAGCTGCTGATGGTACGGACAGCTATATCTATACCACGCTGAAGGTGGACATTGAAGTATCTGCGGTGTGGGGCGGCATCGAGATGAACATGAAGGGACTGAAAAGTGAATTCACTGAGGTGAGCAACAAGTACGACAAACTGCCGCTGAAGACTCCGGGCCAACTGACGGAATATACTTCGACTATCAAGCAGACGGCACGGGATATTTCGCTGAAGGTATCGCAGACGGCTGTGGGCAGGAAGAATCTGCTTGTGGGGAGTGCGCTGAGACGGCAGGGTGAAGGAGTGAGAATACAGACACAAGAAGGTGGCGGTATAGAGACTATCGGAGGCGTAGGCGGTGTGAATTGCGTTCACGTAGTATCTACAACAGCGAATCACTACTCGGGATTATTCTGGTGGGGAATCACTCCTAATGATACGAAGTGTATAAAGATTGAAAAAAACAAGACTTACACGGCATCTGTTTGGGTGAAATGCGACAGAACTGATGCTAAGGTTTACATCGAGGCTAAGTGGGCGGAGACTGCAACTGGTGGCGAGCGCCTTGACTCCGTGATACAAAGCGGCGACAATCTGTTTTCTGTCAAGCAGGCGAACACATGGCAGTTCTGCTCGGTGACGTTAAATACCAACGACGAGACAAAGTTCAAGGACTACATCGAAATGAACTTTTGGGTTAACAACAAAACCGAGGGAATAACTACTAATGCCTGGTTCTGTCAACCCATGTTGGTCGAGGGCGACGAATATGTAGGATGGTCGCTGTCGGAGGATGATGCTGAGTATATTGGCGGCAATCTGCTGGATAATACAGATACGCTGAAGACGGGTGGCACGCTGACGGTGGCGACTGAGAATACGGGGCTGCATCCGACAGACGGCAGCGCGGACGAAATTGCACGGCAGACTTATAACGGTTGCGCTACGCTTAATTCGGACGCTCGCTACTACAGCGGCAATATAGACACAGTAAAGTGGGATTTGGGCGATACGGGTTTTGTTAAGCAGGGACAGGACTATATGCTTAGTTTTTGGGCTAAAGGCAACAAGGGTGAACGTTTTACTGCTTACTTCTACAAAAGCGACACTACAGAGAAGGTTTTTGTCGAGGTGCTGGACAGAGTAAACGGGCATAACCAACACACGGCAGCCAACGGCAATGCTCAGGTGGAGTTCAAGGAAGACTATGTATGGAAACGATACTGGGTGCACTGGAGAGTGGTAGACAGTAATCTGCCTAAATACGTGCTGATACGCTGTATGCAGGGGTGCGACCTCTATGTGTCCCAGCCGAAGCTGGAATACGGCGCTACGGTGACGGAGTACACCACAAGTCGCTCTATGTCGTCGCGACTGCTTGCTGCGGGCATTGACATTAACAGCAGGCAGATAACGCTGACGGCAGACAAGACTAACTTCCGCACGCAGTCAGGGCGGGAGGTGGCTGTGTTTGACGATAAAGGTATTAATGCAAATCTGCTCAATGTGGATAATGCTGTTGCTAATGTAATAAAAACCAATGAATTGACAGCTAAAAATCTGAATGTGACAGGCAGCAGTACGTTCGGAATATGGAAGATTGAGCATGACAGTACTTATAACTGCGACATCATCACTGCCAATGTTGATACGTGGGGAGGGGTGAACATAAGCGGCAGCATGATACAGTACACCCCTGCCTTTGTGAGGAGCGGCAACCCTTTGAGCGGATACATGCGTGTGGGCGCTTACGTGACGGAGTTCGGCTTCGGCGAGAGCAGCGGTCAGTACTATTCTGGGGTGTGGCTGGGCAGGGCTGCATATACTGTTGCTAACGGAAAGCAGAACAGCTGGGGTCTGCCTTCGGCATACAAGATGGCGGATGAGTCTGTGGACGCGACGAAATTCGTAGCTTACGTATACTCGCCTTATAGCGGCAATACGCCGTCGGTGTACATGTACAAGCCGAAGGGTGGCGTGGTGATGGAGACGAATGCAGGTATACGTGCTGCCTTTATCAGTCATGTGCACGACACTGGCAGCGATTCGGGTGCAGGTGACAGCACTGGACTCATAGTCACTACCAACAACAGCTACAGTATCACGGTGAAGCTGCCGAATAACCCTATAGCTGGACAGCAGGTGACAGTGGTGCAGAAGGGCAGCGGCAAGGTGTTTATAAAGAGCACAAAGGCGAACATACGCACAGCTGGCGAGTCTTCGGCTACGCAGCAGCGTGTGAGCAACTCGCAGGGACAGATAAGTCTTTTTGTGTTTGACGGCACGGACTGGAACTGCTCTTACTTTAACAGCAGAATGTATTCGAGCTAATGCTAAAAAGTCTAACATAATTGATTGAGATATGAAAAAGATTGTAAGAGGTAATGATTTTACGCTGCGCATCCCGGTGCGTAAAATCGTGGGTGGGCAGACGGAAAAGTTTCCGTTGCCTGCCTGTGAGGAGGTGGAGGTGAACCTTGTGAATGCCTTCAGGCGCAGAAAACTGACGTTCGCGATTAGTGCGGAAGACGACTCGCTGATAGAGGCTACGGTGCGAAGCTCGGAAATGGCGCTGGGCGCTTATGCCCTGGAGGTACACGGAAAGCTGTTCGGCTGTTCTTGGCGCAGCAATGAATATGAGCAGATTATGCTTGTTGACAACAATGCCAAGGGCGACACGGCGTTTGGCGAGGTGATAGAGGGTGAGGACAGTGTCGAGATGGACACGGCTATTGTTGTGCTGCCTCCTAACGTGGAGCTGGGCAAGCTGATTGAGAGCGCTGGCGAGGCTATCGGCAAGGTGGACGCTAAACTGAGCGAGGTTGACGTGCGCATAGACAAGGCTGTAGGGGATGCTGGCGCTGCTACCATATCGGCTAATACCGCTGCCGGATATGCTAACAAGCAGGGCGACCGTGCCAAGGCGCTGGCTGACCATCCCAACAAAGTCGGAGACGATGGGTATTGGTGGCAGTGGGACGAGGCGACGGGAGAATACGTGAGAACCGACAGCTATTCGAAGGGCTCGTTCGACTATCCTACGTTTGACGTGGTAGAAGGTAAGCTGATTGCCTGTATCACGGAGGGAGATACGGACAGATTCAAGTTGTCGGAAGAAGGACATCTGCTCGTAGCACAGAATTAGACGAAGAATAACTTTATAAAAACAGATAAATATGGAAAAGAAGTACATTGACATGGGTAGTGTCGGTATGCACCCTAAAGGGGCATACGACGCGAGTGTGACTTACTGTAAGCTACAGCTTGTGACGCACGGCGGCAACACCTATCTGAGCAAGGCGGACGGCAACATCGGGCACGAGCCTGTGGGTGAGGACGAGTGGTGGAGCCTGATCGTGGACGCTAAGAGCGCTCACGACGGTGCTCAGAGTGCGCAGGAGGCTGCGGAAGCGGCTAACGCTGCCGCCCAGACTGCGAATGACAAGGCTGCGATAGCGGCTAAGGCTGCTGAGAGCGTGACTACTGCTACGGCTGGGCTACAGGCTGCTTTGGACAAGGTGGATGCAGCGGCTACGGCTGCGACTTCGGCATCGGCATCGGCACAGGCTCAGGCGAGTCGTGCGCAGGAGGCTGCTGAGCAGGGCGAAGCTCTCAACCTACAGCTTACCGACACGCTGCGTAAGGCTAAGGCGGAGGTGGATAAGGCTGTGGTTATTAACAATACGGCAACAGCTAATGAGCAGGAGCGCGTGAAGGCTGAGCAGGAGCGTGCAGAGGCTGAAACTCAGCGCACGGAGGCTGAGACGCAGCGTGCGAGCAACGAGACGAACCGCACGGAGGCTGAGAACACACGAGGCAACGACGAGAAGCTGAGAGCGGAAGCGGAGGCGCGACGTGTGGCTAACGAGAAGCTGCGTGTATCGGCTGAGCAGGAGCGTGCTGATGCCAGCCAGCAGGCTGTGATGAACGCCCAACAGGCTGCGCTGTCTGCCAACACTGCTGCTGATGCTGCAAACAAGGGCGCGGACAAGGTGACTGATGCCGTAACGGCTGCCGGAAATGTAAATGCGACTCTTGCCGACGACGGCACGCTGACTGTGACCGACCGCAACGGCGAGAGCAAGAGCGTGAAGGTGGGTGAGGGCGAGAAGGTGCAGCAGCTCATAACGGATATGAAGGAGACTAAGAATGCTGTTGCACAGAACGCGGCGGACATAGTCGAACTGAAGGAGAACGTTAAGGACTACTATGTAGGCGAGAACGACGAGGTGACGGGCGACCCTCACTTCAAGAACTGCAAGGGCAACAAGGATTTCTTGGGCGAATGGCATCCGTTCCTTATCGACCATACCGACAACACTGGCGAGGCTACACACCCCGTAGGTCAGCTGATGGACAATAATCACTTCCGCTTTGTGTCGGGTGCGTTTGCGCCTACCGTTGGTATTACAGAGGAAATGCGTGCTGCGTGTGATGTACAACTCTATACCGATGCCGAGCACACTACCCCACTGACACTGAAAAATGGTGTCGTCGTTACTGATAAGGCTGGCGCACATCCTTACGATGCAACAGAGGTGTACAACTCGCTTGGTTTGGTAGACTTGTACGACGGCGAGGGTAACAAGGTGCGTCAGTTATTGCCTTGGGAGACCACAGAGACCAAGTATTCGGTGATGATTGGTCGCTACGACACTCTCTACCCAGTAGACCGACAGGAGGGCGAGAGCGGCAAGGTGCTGTCGGGTATATTCAAGCGTCAGGTGCGCTACGACGGCATTGATACGGGCAAATACCCGCTGTTGGGCACGGCTCTGGCTCCATGCCCAGTGACAACTGTAGGCAACAAAACGCGCAACTTCTTCTACGTCTATGCCGTGGGTGACAGCAATACAGTGAGCGGGACAGGCAATCAAAGTCTGTGCTTAATGTTTGCAAATGAAGGGCGAACATATCCTCGTAGTAATATAAATCAGATTAACAACATGCAGTATGCACGTGCTAATAATGCCGACGCTCAGAAGCCTGTGCCTTTTGCTGAGGGTGGCTATCATGCCTTAAACACCTTCCTTCTGAGTATGGAACTGTTGTACGGCACTAAATACTTACACGATAAAGATTTGTTCGGCTCGGGAATCTCATCGAACGATACTTGCAACAACGAGGAAACTTGGATGGCTAACGGTGGTGTAAGATGTAAGGAAGAAGGCACGACGGAGTGGATATATAGAAATTGGTCGGGACAGACTCCTTTTGGCATAAAGACTGATATGAGTAAGATTCACTTTTCAGGCTTTGCGAATAGTGAATCTCCTAAGCAGCAATGTATGGAAAGCCATATGGCTGCATCGTGGGCAACTGAGTTTGGGATTGCTGAGAACACCGAGTATGAGGCGTATGGCGCAACTTACAGATATAAGAATATAACGGGCGTAAAGGGCTTGGCTGACGGTGTGATGAACTGTAAGGTGTATCGCAAGAAGATTGGCACTTGTAAGGGCTACAAAGACGCTAACACGCTTGCTACATACGACCTTGAGCTAAGTCTTAGAATGAGTCTCATGCACGGCATGAACGTCAGTGGTGATGTCTTTGCTTATTGGGGAGGCGGCTGTGAGATGGTGGGCATTAACAAGGTGCAGACCAACGGCAGCTACAATGCCGAGCAGCTGTTAAAGAACTACATAGACTTCTATCTTGAACCCACCCAGTCGAAGTGGGTGAATGAGTCTGGTGTCAGCAAGAACAATCTTGGCACATTCGGCTTCGAGTCTACGTATGGTAAGATTGGTACTTTCGGTCCTCCTATCTTGTCGGACGGTTACTGTAAGAATAGACTTGGGTATATCCCATACAAGATTGCCGATGGAGGAAATATTAGCAGTTGGCAATGCTTCTACTCGTGGGCATTTCCGTACTGGAGTTCTACTCTCAACCAGCGCGTGCGCATAGCCGTGCGCTTTCGTGGCCATGCGTCTACTGCGTTTTGTTCGCCTCGGTCTCTGTATGCGAACAACTCGGCTGCGAATACGTACGTGAATCATGGCGGTTCTGCCCAGTGTCGCATCGTGCAATAGGCGCAGCCGGGTGCAACCCAGTGCAACGTTGGGCACCCGGTGCAACCGGGGCCCTGTGCGAATTAGGAGTTAGGAATTAGGAATTAGGAGTTAGTAAAGATGGAGAAAGAAAAGATATTTCCTCAAAACCAGAACAAGCTCGGCATGAGGGCCGAAGCCTCTGAAGCCTGCATGAGAGGTGACGCTATCCATATAGATGATGGCTAAAGAGGTTGGTGTTTCCGAGCCGTGCGCTTTCGTGGCAATGCGAATAATGCGAATTGTTCGCCTCGGTATCTGAATGCGAACAACTCGGCTGCTAATACGAACGTGAATAATGGCGGTTCTGCCCAACGTCGGGCATCATAAATGATGCAGAACTAAGAACACGGGAACACCACTCTCGCTCAGGAGAAGCAGAAAATATCAAAGACAAGGGATGTGAGCGTAGCACTATGGCTGTACGTGATGCGGCGAACGTGACCGAGAGACATCCTGACGGGCAGACAGTCCCGTCAACCTTTTAAGCCCGACACTGAATATCAACAGCGGAGAAATCCGCATAAAAACATATATATAACAAACGTGCATAGACCTAACTACATACCCTTCACTGCCGACGACTACATAAAGGCTGTGTGGAGTGCCGCAAAAGGCAGAAAGAAAAGACCCGAGGTAAAGGAGGCATTGAAGGATGTAAAAGGGCTATGCGCAAGTATTGAACAACATCTCAAAGATGGAAGCTGGCATGAGGACATCAAGTACCGGAAGCTGACCAAGGTGAACAACAACAAGAAGGTGAGGCATATCGACGCGCCTACGTTCAGAACTTTAGTGTATGAACATCTGCTGAAGAACAAGTTGGAGCCGATATACCGCAGACGCGACCCGTTGGTGTCGCTTAACTGCAAGGAAGGATGCGGAATAACACCATCGGCGAAGCACAAGGAACTGAAAAGCCACTATGTGCTGCCAAGAGTGAAGCACCTGTTCTACGACCTGCGGGATATGGACTGGGTAGTGACTGCCGACCAACGTCAATGCTACGCTCACGTGAAGCCGAGCGTACTGCGCAAGGAACTGAAATATCTTATTGGCGACAAGTGGCTGATAGACTTCGCTGTGGAGCTGTGCTTTGTTGACGGGCAGTTGCCTGTAGGCACACCTACGAGTCCGCTTGCTCACCACATACTGATGCTGAGATTCCATGAATGGCTGTGCCGAAACACCGAATGGCGGTTGTGCTATGCCGACAACTGCATGGTAGCTTGCCGGACGAAGGAAGAAGCACAACAGATGAAGTGGCGAATAAGGCAGTATTGGTGGTATGAGCTGAAGATGAGGGCGAAGCGTACAGATACGAAGGTTGCTAATATCAACGACGGTAGAGGGATTGACTTCTGCGGTTATAGGGTGATACGCAACGCCGACAAGAACGTGACAGACTCGAACAAGGGATATTGCCTTATACGCAAGGGCACATTGCTGAGAGCAAGGATGTGTAACAACGACAATTCGTGGGGCAGCTACTTCGGACTGATGCGGCACACGGACGGATTCGGAGAGATGGTAAAAATAGAAAAGGAGATGAAGTTAAGAGAACTGACAAAAAAGATTCGCATAGACCGCAAGATGGACGCTCCGAATATCAAGCCTCTGGAGTTGGCACGTAGCGGACAGGCGTTCACGGTGTTCGATTACGAGATACGCAAGAGCGAGAAGTCGGGCGAGCCTAACTGGATTAAGATGCTGATAGGTATGCCGGAGGTGACCGATGACGGAGAACTGACGGGCAAGACTGTAGCAAGGGAGGTGCACGGTGGCATGATGGGCATTGTGGCGTGGATGGTGGAAGCCGAGAAGGAATACGGCAAGAAGAATCTGCTGCCTCTTGAGGATGTCCGTATTGTGGACGAGTGCGGATATATATTTGAAGGCTCGACTAATCAGATGGAGTATATAGAATGTTGAATTTTAAGTGTTAAATGTTAAATTATTTAGAATATGGAGAAGTATTATTTTAATGAAGCACAGCCACGATTGACTGTTGGCGATGGTGTTGTTCTGCTGCTTATTAACGGCAAGGAGATGGATGTGCCTGTTGTGAGTGATGTAAGTGGTGTCGGAATGGCTACTACTGAGTTTGCAACTCGTAAGGAGTGGGTGTATGACGGCGTGAGACTGGAGACTGGCGGCATGACTTCGGAGGCGGCTCTGACTGCTGCCGCACAGAAGATGGTGTTAGGTAAGATTGAAGCTCACGACACTTCGTCTGACGTGAACGGCTTTATCCTCAACGGACAGCGCGTGTGGCTTGATAAGGCGACACGTGTAGGTCTGATGAACTCTACTACAATCGCTAAGGCTATGGGACAGCCTACTACTACGCTGTGGCTTGGCGATGCGAAGCTGGTGGTGGAGTGTGACAAGGCAATACAGTTGCTCTCGGCATTGGAGATGTATGCTCTGGAGTGCTTTAACGTTACTGCGGCACATAAGAAGGCTGTAAGCGAAATGAGCACGGTGGAGGAGGTACTTGGGTATGACTATACCGCAGGCTATCCGGAGGTGCTGACGATGAATGTTTAAGTGAATAGTGAAAAGTGAAGAGTGAAGAATCAAATAGTTAAAAGATAATTTAATTTGGATATTATGATTTTATTTGCTGTATTTGCAGAGCTGCTGTTTTTGACGATGCTCTTCGTGGTGATTAATAAGTACGGTGTGCCGGATATGGTGAGCAGCATCTACTACATGATGGGCAAACATGGTTGGGTGTTTCAGCTGGTGATGATACTGTTCGGCATGCTGATGATGGTGTGCTTGCTGGACTGTGGCAAGGGTGTGCAGTGCCTTGCTTTCCTGTCTTGCGCTGGACTGATGTTCGTGGGAGCTGCGCCAAGGTTCTTGGAGCAAGACGAGAGAGCTGTGCATAAAAGTGCTGCTATCGTGTCGGCTGCGGCGAGTGTAGGCTGGTGTCTGACGGTGAACTGGAGGATTGTGGTTGCATTATTAGGGTGGTATGTAGTGTACTGGGCATGTAGGAGCGAGGACGACCATCCGTGGCTTATGGCGGAGGTGACGGCGATATGGATGGTGCTGCTGACGTTTTGGAGCACGGTGGGGTAAGTGTTGGATGTTAAATGTTGAGTGTTAAATGTTAAATGTTAAATGTTGAGTTATGAAGGTGATATATAACAGCATCATTCCATTTCCGGGCTTCAAGGCGATTAACCTGTTTGGAGTGCTGTTCGTGCGCAAGGGATGCACGATGAGGGAGACGGACATCAACCACGAAATGATACATACTGCCCAGATGAAGGAAATGGGGTATGTGTTGTATTACGTTTGGTATCTGGTGGAGTGGCTAATCAAGTTGGCAATGCTCAGAGACTGCCACAAGGCTTACAGAGCCGTCTCTTTCGAAAGGGAGGCATACACTTACGAGCCTAACTTGATATATTTGGATCTGAGGAACAAATATGCATGGAGAGAATATATAGTAAAAAAGTGAAATATTTAAAAAAGAAAAGAGAATGGTAAAGGTTACTAAGGTGCAGCTGTTGCAGATTATGCCTACAGCTGCGAGCAGGATTGACAAATACCTCTCGTATATCAACAGCTATGCGGAGGTGTTCGAGATTGACACTCAGCTGCGCATGGCTCACTACTTGGCTCAGATAGCACATGAGAGCGGTGAGCTGAGGTGGACGGTGGAACAGGGCAGCAAGGGCTACTTTGACAAGTACGACACGGGCAAGCTGGCTCGGCAGCTTGGCAATACGCCACAGAAGGATGGCGACGGCTATAAGTACAGAGGCAGGGGTTTGATACAGATTACGGGCAGGGCGAACTATGACGCTTACAACCGCTCGGCTTATTGCAAAGGTGACGTAATGAAGAACCCAGAATTGCTGGAGAAGCCGTTAGGTGCAGTAAAAAGCTCGATGTGGTGGTGGAAGACGCACGGTCTGAACATACTGGCTGACAACGACGACGTGGCGAAGATAACAAAGCGCATCAACGGAGGGCAGAACGGCTTGAAGGAGAGGTGCGGGTATCTGGCGAGGGCGAAGAGAGCGTTGGGAATGTGCAAGTGAAGAGTGAAGAACGAAGAGTGAAGGATCAAATAGTTAAGTAAGAATTAAAATATGGAAATGGACAGACTTGTTAACAATACCGGTGGACGTGCTGTAGGAATGCTGATGTTCGGGTCGGAGATGGTGGGTATCATACAGGAAATGCGATGGATGTTGCTTGCATTGATTATCTTCATTATAGCCGACTTTAGGTTTGGGTGGGGTGAAAGTAACAAACACTATGCTCTTGCTAAGGATGCAGGAAACCGAACTCTTATGGATAAGTACAAATGGCGCACATCAAGAGCTTTACGCCGGACGATCAACAAAACTATTGACTATCTGATGTGGCTGGCAATAGGTGTTGTATTCGGAATGTCACTACTTGAACCTATCGGTATAGCTCATATCTACGGAGCGGTAGCAGCTATGTTTGTGGCGTGGCTGTGCGAGCTAAAAAGTATCGTAGGACACTTCTTTTATTTGAGGGGTGTGCGAGTTGAGAAAAAGACTATCAACGGATTTTTTAAAGCATTCGCCATTGCTTTGGCTAAACGTAAAGATGAAGATGTAGGCGAGGCCCTGAAGGAAGCGTTTGACGAAGAAGAAAAAGAGGAGAAGCAGGTATGAGGAAGTGGATTGTGTGCAGTGTGCTGGCGTGTTCGTTGTGCTTGAACGTACTGTTATTTTGCGAAAATGGCAAAGGGCGGATAAAAACGGACACTGTGAGGGTGACGGTGGTGGACACTGTCCCCTACGTGAAGCCTGTAGCGAGGGACAGCGTGGTGGTGAGGTATGTGAGGGTGAAGATGCCTGTTGGGGATGATAAGCCTTACTATGCCTCAGTAGGCCTTACTAAGCCCGGGGACACAATTTTGGCAGAAAATTATGCACAAAAATCGGCAGAAAATATTCCAGACAGCGTACGGGTGGATATACCTATCGTGCAGAAACGGTACTCGGACAGTACTTATACTGCTTGGGTGAGCGGATATGATGTGAGACTTGACAGTATAAGGGTGTACACAAGGCGGGAGGTTGTGACTATAAGCAGGACTATAAAGGGCGGAGGAAAGGGCGGATACAAGAGGTTGGGCGTGAATATAGGCTTAGGAGTAGGCATAACGCCTAAAGGTGTGCAGCCGTATGTGGGTGTTGGGATTGGCTATAGATTGTTTTAAGGATGAGTCTTGCCTGTCTGTGATATGTTAATAAGGCATAAATAAAATTAACAATACATACGATTTAGAGAATAAATGACTAACTTGCAAAATGAAACTGACAGTTAAACAAGAAAACGCTATGGACGAGGAGTATAAAAGGCAGTTTTTGACTCTGGTAAAGGGCAAGGACATATCGGAGATTATGTCCTTGCTGGCAGAGTCAGGCAATCAGTATTCACGCAGAATACTTCGGTTCTTCCGCTGGTTCTGCAAGTGGGTTCCAATTATGATAATGGTGGCGCACATGTACGGCATGTTTGATTTTAGCCGTAATCAAAAAGAGATGTTTGCCGTACATGGGGCTAACTGGGCGTGCTATACGTTTATTTACATCATGGTCTATGTGCTGCCTATGGTTATTATTCTTGCGTCACGCTTCTTTTGGCTATGCTGGAAGTACCGCATACCATTCTTCTACTTCTTTGCCGTCAACTCCATACATCTTGTATATTGGAGTTGGTACACAACGAAAGAGATGATAATGGCACACTTTGCAATCATGGCTTTTACGTTATTGTTGTATATCTACGGAGCAGCGGAATGGTTTTGCAGCAAGTCAAGTCTTGGTAAAAGACTATTCAATTAGAAAGGAGTGCTATGAGAAAGATTTTCGGCTACAAAATGCTCGGCACGCTGTTGCAGTCGCTCGCCAACTCATGCTTCAAGGCAGATGAACAGCAGCGTAACGGAGAGAAAGTAACTGCTTGCGGTATGAGCGACGATGATATAGAAACGCTCTGCCAGGACATACTTCCGAATATGCTTAACCCAATGATGAGCGCAGAGGAAGTAAAGGACAGGCTTAGTGTAAGCGATGCGACGCTCAACAGAATGGTAAAGCGCGGCGAGATACCGAACGGCGAGTGCAAGAAGCGCGGACACACACGATACTGGAAGAAGTGGGATATTATTCACTTCATAAGACAAAAGAGAAGCAAGTAAAGAGACTTCTCTTTTTTTTGTTTTCATTTCTTTCCAATTCTTCAAACACAGGAAAGATTTTTTACAACGTGATAGTACCGACTATCAGCGTATATATCTGATAATCAGCGTAATATAAAATCTTTGAGCGTGTTATTGCATTATCCTTCATAACACGCTAACTTTGTGGCGTAACGTTACAATAGAGTTAGTAAATC